GCGTTCCCCCTTTTCATCGGGTATTGGCGGGCCTATAACGTTAAGGGTTTTGCCTCGGTATGGCCCACTCTGAACCTTTAGCCTGGATGCCGCTGTTATAGTTTCTCCAGATTTTCCGCGAACCCATACCCTGACATCAGCCTGAGCAATTTCGGCACCGGCCGCCATTAATTCTCTTCCGCTCCGACCTCTGATATCTGCGCGGATGGTTTCACAATCTACCCATGTTTCAACAGGCTGGCCTGATTTGTCACGAATATGTACGGGGTTTTGTATCACAATAATTTGTATGAGCTTACCAGCGGATATAGCCATGAATGCCCTCAAATAATTGTTGGAAGACGAAGGTCATGAATCAAAAACGACACAGAAAATGGAAGCTCCCCATGCAGTAAATCTTCCTTGTCAGCCAGATCAGGGTTTCGGTACAGCATGCCCACCAGACGCATCGTAGCAGCCTTCATCCGGCTTAACGCTTCACCTTCGATTAACTTTCCTGTCTCATCAACAACCTTGTCACGGCTTCCCTGTATAAAAGCCAGTAACACAGAACTGGCTTCCTGAATTTTTTCCTTAAGCGGCCCGTCGTCAGCATCATGATCAATGTGCAGGTGATCCTTAATCTCAGCCAGCG